AGATTTTTTTTATCTGATTTATTAAAACTTGATCCCAATGATGTTTATATTACAACTGCATGTGTAGCAGGATTATTACGAGATGAGGATTCAATTAATGAGATTTTTATGCCTCTATATAAGCATTTTAAAGAAAATGTAATGCTAGAAGTTCAGACTCATGATGATCCGTTGCAAATTGAAATCAATAAAAAGGCAATATATCTGTCTGATCAATATGGGTTAAGCTTAATTGCTGCAAATGATTCACATTATATTGATGAATCAGGCAAAGAAGAACGTTTGGAATTATTGCGAGGCAAACATATCAATTACGGCAGTGAAGACGATTTTATATTAGATTATCCTACTGCCGAAACAATGATTGAAAGATTCAAAAAACAAGGCGTTTTGACAGATAGACAAATCTCAGATGCATTAAATAACACATTGTTGTTTGATGAATGTGAAGAAATACAACTCGATTATTCAATTAAAATGCCTACGATTTATCCTAACTTGACTCCCGAACAAAGAGTGGGTCTTCTAAAAAAAGAAGTAAATAAACGGTTCAAGGAGATTCGAAAAGAAGAACATATTGAAGGAGAAGAGTTTAAAAAATATAAAGATGGAATTCGATATGAGATGAAAATCATCGAGGATACTAATGATGAAATACATACAGCGGACTATTTTTTGTTTAATGAGAAAAATGTAGATCTTGCAGTTAATAAATATGGTGGTGTATTGACTCGTGGTGGAAGAGGTAGTTGCGGTTCCTTCTATATAAATAGGATATTGGGAATGACACAACTAGATAGATTTAAAATTAATCTTCCGCTTTTCCCAGACAGATTTGCTTCTACTGCCAGATTGCTAGAGAATCGCTCATTGCCCGATATAGATTTTAACGTAAAATCCCAAGAACCATTTATTAAAGCTTCAAGGGAATTGCTTGGTGAACACGGGTGTTATCCAATGTATGCACCAGGAACCATGCAAATATCTGAAGCATTTAGAAATGTATGTAGATCTAAGAATATGTCATTTGACGAATTTAATCATGTGGCAAAAAATCTGGAAGAATATCAAGATGATCCGAAATGGAAACCGATTATCGAAGAGGCAAATCGCTATGTTGGAACAATTATATCTGGTTCTGTACATCCTTGCGCCCATATTTTAAGCAACACTAATTTGCTTTATGAGTACGGTGTTACTCGTTTAGGTGAAAACGTATGTGTTTTAATTACTTCATCTGAAGCAGATGAATATAAGGTACTTAAAAACGATTATCTTATCGTCACGGTCTGGAAGCTTATTGACGAAACATTTAAAGAGATTGGAATTCCGATTATTAAGGCAAATGAATTATTGGATAAAATTAAAGATGATCAGAGAATATGGGATTTATTTAAAAATGGTATTACATGTACTTTAAATCAGGTTGATAGCGACAATGGATGTAGACAAGCAAAACAGTATGGTATTTCGTCATTTGAGGATGGCGCCCATATTGCAGCAGCCATAAGACCGTCTTTTGATTCATGGAGAGAACAGTTTTTAGATAGAAAACCATATACAACTGGTTCAGATCAGCTTGACGATGTTTTGAAAGATACTCATGGATACATTTTATTTCAAGAATCATTAATGCAATATTTTGACTGGTTGGGGGTTAGCCCAGCTGAATCTATTGGTTTAATTAAGAAAATTTCCAAGAAAAAAATTAAACAATCGGATTTTGATAATCTTGAGGAAAGAATCAAAAAGCAATGGATTATTAATACTGGCTCAGAAGAAATGTTTTCCGAAACATGGCATTTGGTACAAAGTTGTATGAGCTACGGATTTTGTTCAGCCCATGCAGCAGCAACCTCATTGGACATGTGTTATGGAGCATATCTAAAGGTCAATTATCCTTACGAATACTACAGTGTTTGCTTCAATAATTACGTTGGAGACAAAGAACGAACGAATAAACTGACAAATGAGTTAGAGTATTTTGGTATTAAATTAAGTGATATTAAGTTTAGGCACTCTAACTCAAAATATTCTTATGATAAAGAAACCCATACAATATTCAAAGGCATGTCTTCTATAAAATTTGTTGGGGACAATGTTGGAGAAGAATTATATGAATTGCGAGACAATCAATATGATTCTTTTATAGATTTGTTGCAAGATATCTCTAATACATCTGTCAATTCTAAACAGTTGGATATTTTAATTAAATTAGATTTCTTTTCTGAGTTTGGGGATATTAATTATTTGCTCAAACAAGTTGAATGTTATGACAAATTCTATGGCAGAAAACAGTTTACAATTTCGAAGCTCCAAAAAGAAGGCGAAGATATTGAATTAATCAAAAAGTATTGTCAGAAACAGACAGAAAAAACATTGAAAGAATTTGATTATATTGGATTTTTGAAAGATATGACATCAAGTATGGCATATTCACCAGTTTCAATAACTGAACGGATGGATTATCAGAAAGAATATATTGGTTACATCAGTTACATTAACCCTAACATTGGCAAGCGATATTACTATGTCAAAGATTTATCTGTAACAAAATCCATCGTCAACATTCAGTTATATGAAATTTACTCTGGAAAAACACAGAAAGTAAAAATGTGGACAACCCAATATAAGAAGAATCCATTCGATGAAGGAGATATTCTATATCTGAAATCAGTTGAAAAGAAACATAAAAAAGAACCAACTGGGGAGATCAATACAAAAACAGGAAAGAAAATCTACAAAGATGTACCAGATAAATTTGAGTTTTGGCTTAAGAATTTCACTATTAAAAATGACGCAAAGGAGGAATTAGTATAATTCAATTTTACAAATATACCGACAAGGAAATCAAAGAACTCGTCAGCTCGATGACAATCCTTGTCGACACAAGGGAGCAAAAGGCTGATCATATCATAGGTTACTTCGATAGAAAAAGCGTAAATCATAAAAAGAAAGCATTGAATTATGGGGACTACAGCTTCATGATTCCTGCAAATGAGAAGCTTGGTATTCAGAGAGATATGTATTTTGACAGCAAAGTATGTGTTGAGCGAAAAGGAAGTCTTGAAGAAATCAGTGGCAATTTATCAAAAGATCGTGCCAGATTTGAAAAAGAGTTAAGTCTTGCACCAGAGACAAAAGTTATTCTGCTTGAAAACGCCAATTACTCAGATATTGCAGATGGCAATTACAACACGCAGTATAACAAGAAATCATTCATTGGATCATTGCACAGCTTTTGGTTTAAATACAATGTGCCGATATTCTTCATGCCAGATAATAAATATTCTGGGCTGTTTATTAGATTATATTTTGAGTATTACTTTAAAAATTATTTAAAAGGGAAATGAGGTGCTGCCTAAACAATGGAGAGTCAGACATGCGGAAAGGTATGCGAGTTTGAAATGATTCCTACATATCAGATATTTTATAATGAAGAATCAATGTTTGGTATCTATGCGTTTTGTACAAAAGACCAGATACCACAATTCAGTCCATACAATGATAATAAATTTGATGACTCAGGAGATAAAGAATATGTTGCAAGTAAACTTGTTGGAGAAGTTCAACAGTTATATATTGGGACAAAGTATAATGTAAAAGCGACATGTATTTATTCTCAAAAATATCATGAATATCAATATAAACCGATTTCGGTTGTTGCAGATGTTCCAAAAACACAGACCGATCAGCTAATGTTTTTAAAAACACAAGCGAAAGAATCAATTGCTGAAAGCTTGCTTGCTGAATATCCAAATATCATTGAAGATGTTATGGCAGGCAAATGCAAGACGATTGATACATCTATGATTAAAGGACTTGGCAATAAGACATGGGCGAAGCTCAGAGAGAAGATCATTAATAATTATGTGATTTCCGAGGTTGTAGTTATGCTACAGCCTCATGGCATTACTTTTAATATGATTAAGAAATTGGTAGAAGCTGAGCCAGATCCAGAAAAGTTAAAGTATAAAATCAACACAAATCCTTACATTTTAACTAAGATCAGAGGTCTTGGATTTAAGAAAGTTGATGATATTGCTTTAAAGATCCGTCCAGAGTTGAGAGATTCTAAGTATCGACTTGATTATTTTATGACGTATTATTTAACGAATCTTGGCGAAAGTGACGGACATACATATATGGCGATTGCCACATTGCGATCAGAAGTTAGTACAACAGTTGGAGAGTGTCTGCATATATTTGACGATTATGTTGAAAATGATTTTCCTCCAGACATCTATGTTAGTGGCGAACTAATTGGTTTGAAAAAGTACCATGACACAGAAATGAATATACTGGCATTGTTGCAAGAACGCAGAGATACTAATTCTACCAAGAAGAAAGAGATAATCACTGTAAACGAAATTGGACAAGTTATTGCTGAAGTTGAAAAAGAAGAAGGTTTTACGTTCAGCGAAGAGCAAAACAAAGGCATCTACACTGCATTACAGACAAATGTTGTTTTAATTAGTGGTGAGGCTGGAACGGGTAAAACTACCTTATTAAAACCAATTATCAGATGTTATAAGAAACGAAATTATAGCATTGCTGCATGTGCGTTATCTGCTAAGGCGGCACAGAGAATCCAAGAAGCAACAGGATTAGAAGCGAGAACTATTCATCGATTACTTGAAGCACAAGGCGTAGACTCGTTTATGCACGATGCTAACAATCCATTACCAATTGATGTAGTTCTTTTAGACGAAGCAAGTATGGTTAATGCAGGGTTGTTCTATCAATTACTTTTGGCAATTCGTCCAGGTACAAAGATTATTATTAGCGGAGATCATATGCAGTTACCACCAATTGGATATGGTAACATTTTCTCTGATCTACTCAAAATGGATGAGTTAGATTCAGTGCAATTAACGAAGCCAATGAGACAAGCAGAAAAGTCTGGTATTCTTAGTGATGCTAGAAAAGTGCGTAGAGCAATTTCTCCAATTGAGGATTTTAGTGCTAAACAAGTTCATGGAGAGCTACATGATATGTTTTACATTTTCAGAAATAATCGTGAGAATATTTTTAATTTGGTTGTAAAGCAGTTCATGACGTGTGTTAAACAAGACGGTATGGATAATGTGGTTGTAATCTCTCCTCGTAAGTCAGGTTGCATAAACTCTACAGAAGAACTTAATGTAGCAATTCAGAAAGAATTGTATAAAAATAAATCCAATGCAAGGTTTGTTACATATGGCAAAACAAAGAAGTTTTATGTGGGAGATAAAGTGCTTCAAACCAGTAATGATTATGAAAGAAACACATTTAATGGAGATATTGGATACATTACTGGCATTGATTATGATAAGAAAGTTGTTCACGCCATGATGAATCCGGACATGGATAAGAAGATGATTGAATATTCTTTCGCTCAGTTAGGACAACTTCAACTGGCATATGCACTAACCACGCATAAACTTCAAGGATCAGCTGCACAAACTGTGATTGGTATTATTGACAACACACATTACAAATTGCTTGATAACTGCATGTTATATACAATGTTAACACGAGCCAAGAAAAGATTCGCACTCCTCGCAGAGCCAGAAGCGTTCAAGAGATGTATTGTAACAAATCATAATAAGAGGCGCACTTGGTTAAGCTTAAAAAATTAACTTTCTTCCTTGCACCTATTGACAGGGTGCAAGAAGTATGATAAGATACCATTATGTTAAGGAAAGGAGATGCGAAAATGAGAAAAAGATTCTTAATGAAAGTTGTCTCGTTTAGTTTTTTGGCAATGTGTTCAGGTTTTATGACACACGCAGTTAAAGCAGAGGAGCGACCCTCGGTAGAGGTTTCAACTTCATCAACAGAGACAACTGTTGCAGAAAATGAACAAGATAATGTGATTTCAAACAATCCAATCAGCCAAAGCGTTGAATTAAAAGATGTTCATGAGCATTATCAGAAATGCAAGAAAGCTGATGAAGAGAAAGCAAGACAGATTCGATTAGAAAAACTTCGAAAGAAACGATTGCGAATTAAACGCCAGCGACTGAAGCGAAAGCAAGAACTTGAAAAGAGTTCACTTGGAACATTTTTGATCACGGCATATTGTCCATGTTATGAATGTTCTGAAGGATATGGATCTAAGATTGCTTGGAATCATGCAGGGCATAGATTTGCTCGACCGTATCATACGATTGCGGTTGATAAAAACATTATCCCTTATGGAACAAGAGTTAAGATTGAGGGATACGGTGATACAATCTTTGTGGCAGAAGATTGTGGAGGCAAAGTAAAAGGAATGCATGTAGACGTGTTCAAATCAACACATTCCGAAACAATCAATGTGCAACAGCACAGAAAAATATATGTAGTGAAGTAATTGGCAGTTACTGAAAGACATAGAAACACAAATTAAAATAATTAACTAAACAATATAAACAAGAAAAGGAAAATCCAAAAATTATGAAAACTGAATATGTGAAAGAAATGAATGTCTTGATCGACAGAATCAATGATGCTTCATATGCGTACTACGCAGAGGATAATCCGATCATTTCAGATAAAGAATTTGACGATTTATGCACTGCTTTAGAACGACTTGAGAGAGATTCTGGCGTTGTTTTGAATAATTCGCCCATCCACCACGTTCAAGGATTTATAATTGATTCTCTGGCTAAAGTAAAGCATACACGCCCAATGTTATCAGCTCAGAAGACGAAGGATGTCAATGAGGTCAAAAAATTTCTTGCGGATAAAATTGGTGTTTTATCGTGGAAACTTGACGGATTGACGGTGGTTGTTCGTTACGAAAATGGATGCTTAAAACAAGCAATTACAAGGGGAAATGGTGAAATTGGCGAAGATGTTACTCATACAGCTCGTATGATCTTCAATCTACCTCTTGAGATTCCTGAAAAACGTGGACTAGAAGTTCGTGGTGAATCAGTTATCAGTTACGAAGACTTCCAGAAAATCAATGAAGTGCTGCATGGTAAATATAAAAATGCAAGAAATCTGGCAGCAGGTACAATCAGACAGTTAGATGCAAATGTAGCAAAGGAAAGAAAGCTTGCTTACAAAGCATTTGAACTTGTTAAGATTGATGGCGTATCTGATGAAGAAATGCCGAGCATTGCTGATAGCTTTGAGTATCTGGCAGTACAGGGGTTTGACGTAGTTGAGCATCAGATTGTTGATCGAGATAATGTTGAAGAATATATTGAAAAGTTTGATCCAGAGACATATGAATATCCTGTTGATGGTTTGATTTTCACCTATAACGATTATCAGTATGGCAAATCTCTCGGAACAACTTCACACCACGGACTCAATATGATGGCTCTCAAATGGGCTGATGATCTCTATGAAACCACAATCAGAGATATTGAATGGAATACATCTCGCACAGGACTGATTAATCCAGTTGCGGTATTTGATCCAGTTGATCTTGATGGCGCAGAAACCACAAGAGCTACACTACATAATATAAGTTATATTGAAGGATTGGAACTTGGCGTAGGTGATACGATTCAGGTTTATCGTAGCAACATGGTTATCCCAAAAGTACACGATAATCTGACAAGAAGTAATACATTCAAGATTCCAGATACTTGCCCAACCTGTGGTGGCGAAGCAAGAATCATCAATGAGAACGGTAGTAAAGTTCTGAAATGTATGAATCCTGATTGTAAAGCAAAACTACTTAGCAAGTTTGTGAACTTTGTTTCCAGAGATGCAATGAATATTCAAGGGTTATCTGAGGCAACATTGAAGAGATTTATTGATCTTGGATGGCTAAAAGATTATCCAGATATTTATAATTTAGCAGAACATAAATCTGAGATGGAGAATCTTGATGGATTTGGAATGAAGAGTGTTTCTTCCTTATTAAATAGCATTGAGAAAAGTCGTAAGTGTAAACTGGTTAATTTCGTAACAGCACTCGGTATCGAGCTTATTGGTAAGTCAATAGCAAAGGATATTTGCAAGTTTATTGATAAGATTTCTCTATCAAATAACAAAAATCCATACAATGTGTTTATCGAAAGAATCAAAAAAAGAAAATACTTTGGTCGTATTGATGGCATTGGTTTCTATACTTCGTTATCAATGGATGGGTATTTTAAAGAAAATCTTGAGATGGTAGAGAAATTAGCCGAAGAACTTGAATTTGAGATGCCAGAAAGTAAGAAAGAATCTGCTGTTGATCTCACAGGAATGACATTTGTTGTAACTGGTAAGGTAAATAAGTTTGCCAATCGTAATGCGATCAAAGATGAAATTGAGTCTAGAGGTGGCAAGGTCGCAGGATCTGTATCCAAGAATACGAATTATCTTGTGAACAACGATGTGAATTCTACAAGCAGTAAAAATAAAAAAGCACAGCAATTGGGTATTCCGATCATTGATGAAGATGAATTAATCAAGATTCTGAAGGGAGATATGAGTGAATAAATTAACCATTTATGAATGTTTGGTAAAGTGGGGAATCCCAGAAAGTCGAATTGAAAAGCTGGTTGTGAAAGATAATTATGTAGAATATCGTATCTGGGAACCGTGTTCAATCAGTTATAGTGGAAAAACATACAAATATGGTAGACGTTGTAGAACAAAATATCTTGCTACTCCAGATGAGTTAGATCTAGTTTTTGACGAGAGTTACTTCGTTAAAGATGAAGATGCAGAGTTTTGGACAGAAGATTATGAATTTTACAAACAACAGACAGGTGTAGAACCTTCAGAAATTGATTGGTCAAAACAAAAAGAGATTAAACGACCTAAGTTTTAAAAGGAGAAAATTGAATATATGAAATTAAACATTAAAAAACGAATGGCGGTTATTGCTGCAATTGGATGTCTCGGTATTGGTGGTATCGTGACAGGATGCACTGAAGCCGATAAGGTATCTACTAATGTATCCAAAGAAGCAGACAATTTTAATGTCTTAAGACGATTTGCTGTAATTAATACACGAACAGATAAAGTTGAGTTTGAAATTGTTGGAGCATTTTCTTTAGAAGATGAAGGTAGTAAGAAAGTAAAACTTATTGTTGAAACGTCAAATGGTTCATATAAGAAACATATCATTCACATGAACCGAGATAGTATGTATGTAATCGAAGATTTAGGAGGGGCTAAAGTTAACAAATATAAATATGAAGTTAACTATATTCCAGAATCAATTGTTCCATTTAAAGTTACAGAGAGTAAATAAGGAGAAAACAAAATGATTATTACAGGAATGGATCACTTTCAGAGTGTATGTAAGAGAAAATTAGTAGATTGGTATAACAAACATTGTGATAGAAATCATTTGGCAATGAAAATTGATCTCAGTAACGTGTTTGTCGTTTGGAGTTGTAAAACATTACAGAACTATAAATGTTTAGTATCTACGACAGTAAGCGGTGATGGTATCTACGCAGAGTATACATACAATGGCGATAAGCAGGAGTTATATGAAGATGTGTATAAGAAATTAACAAATACATGTCATACAGAAGAGTAAAGGAGAATTTATTATGGATTTTGGAACAGCAATTGATGCAATGAAAGATAAAAGAAAAGTAGCAAGAAAAGGTTGGAATGGGAAAGGTATGTTTTTATATTATGTTCCAGCAGGAGCTTATGCGCCATGCACAGATATTGCAAAAAGCATTGTGAATGAAGACGGATTAGTCGAATATGGAGCATATATTGCAATGAAAACAGCACAGGGGAATGTAGTTCCTTGGCTTGCAAGTCAGACAGATATGTTGGCTGGAGATTGGATGATCGTAGAATAGATAAAATGCGACAGAAACCTAGTATTATAACTAATTATTGTTCAATGCGAATATAAAAAGAAAACTTAGAATTTAACAACGATTATTCACGCTTTATTAATGAAAGTGAATTGATGCACTCAAAAGAGACACCAAAGGAAATTCGTGCCAAGTGGGAAGAATTGATGTTAGATAAAATTAATCTTTGATGAAACACGTTAGGTGAATTATGAAATATGAAGTAAATATGCAGGCATGGCAATTTTATTCTAATCGTCAAGAAGAGATTATTCCATGCGAATATAATCCGACAATAGTGGAATTACATGTGATGATCGAGGTCAGAGGGCAAATGCCAGACTGGTTGTCTGAAGAGTCTCCTTACTTTTATTATAAAGCGAAACAGAAGACATATTATTCTTCTCATAAAGACCAGAATTTAAGTGAATTTTATAATGTTTTCGTAAGTATTGGACAACAGTCTCACATGTTATTAGAAGAAGGCGATTATATTATTCGTTGTAAAAATGGAAGATTTATGACAATGAAAAAAGATGATTTTGAGTCATTATTCGATACAGAAAGAGGTGATTAAATGGCTTTAATTGGAGCGATTCTAGGAGATATTTGCGGTTCTCAATATGAGTTCCGCAGACCTCACGATTTAGATTGGAAGAACTGTGAATTGTTTACAGATAAATGTAAATTTACAGATGATACAGTTCTCAGTATTGCAACAGGAATGTGGCTGTTGGATGATGACGATGAACACAAACATATCAAAGAGCCTTGGGAGTTCTACTTAGAATATGGCAAGAAATATCCTGGTACGGGATATGGCGCAATGTTCGAAGACTGGTTACACGATGATGGTAGTCGTGTTAATGAAAGCTTTGGTAATGGATGTGCCATGAGAATTTCGCCAATTACGATGTATTTTAATGGTTTTGCTAATCGTCCAGATGTACTGAATTATTACATAGATTTAGCCGAATGGACATGTGAGAAAACACATCACCACTCAGAATCTTACAAAGGAGCATCGGTTGTGGCAGGTTGTTCTTTTATGGCTCGTTGGGGTAGATCAAAAGAAGAAATTTATCAATATGCGCTCAAAAATTATCCATCTAACCAGTATACATATGGTGTTGATCGACCACTTGAAGATTATAGAAAGAATTATGTTTGGTCTGCGACAGTTCAAGATAGTGTGCCTGTGGCAATCAGATGTTTCTTAGAGAGTGAAGATTATGAATCATTCTTAAGAAATGTATTATCTTTGCCATGTGACACAGATACGATTGCTGCTATTGGTGGTGGTATTGCAGAAGATTTCTACAAGAAGACATTTGATAATTCAAATGAAATCTTAGAAAGATATTTGCCAAAAAAATTATTAGATGATGTTAGCAAAATTTACAATGAAATGCCATAAGGTAGGTGATTCAATATCATAAAGAAAATCTTAAAATTTTTCTTGTTGTCGATTGCATTAATTATTATCTGGTTTCTTGCAATATTCATATCTGTCGGAGTATTTGCATTTGTACTTTGGATGATAACAAGTATTGTAATACCAATCGGTGTAGTAGTAATTGTTGCAATTGTATTAATGGCAATCGCCATCTATATAATGGCATCGTTTATGGATTGATAGATTAAAAGGAGAATATGTTATGAGAATTAAAAAATTATTAATCGCTGGAGCATTAATGTTAACAGCAGTAGGATGCGTTTCAGCATATACTATTTATGCAGATACACTAAATAATAACACTGATAAACAGGTTTCTGCAACAACAGAAGGTAAGTCAACTACAGAAACTACAAAGAACACAACAGAGCAGAAAAATAATAAGAAAAATGCCGTCAAAGAAGATTCTAAAGATACAATAAACGATGTATCGGCAACAACAGAAGAAGAAAAAAATACTGAAAATTCTACCGCAGACGATACAGACGATGCAGATTATACAGAACCAGAATACCCAGATGACGCAGATGAAACCTGTGACCATGTGTGGGCAGAAAAAACAATTGCATACGATGAAGAAAATGGATATCATTGGACAACTTATTGCGAAA